CGAGGCAGGTAGTCTCATCGGTTTTAGTGTGGATGGATTGACTAATTGGATTGAATTACCAAGTCAGTGTTCGATACGTGGCCACGGCAACAGAGCTCGGGATGCCTCGCGCTGCTAGATGGCAGTTGATGCGGTCTCGTTCGTCCATGGCCTGTTGTAAGGTCACATTGCGGCATCTGAGCTCTGATCCTTTGGGCGTGTCCATGAACACGGCGAATTGTGTTGTGTGCATTAGTTGGCTTTATGAAGCGATTAGGTGTGAGAAATGAAGCGATTAGGCGGTGAATGGTAAGTCGATGATGTCCTGCTGTATTTTGAACAGCTTTTCAGGTCTCGCCATTTCGCAGCGTTTCTTTAGTAGCTCTGCTCTGTCCCATCCTTTGCGTGTTGCTGTGATTGTCCAGCCGTGCAAGATTCCGTGATACTCCATCACGTGGTAGTAGGTTTCTTCTATAGGGCTTAAGTAGTGTGCGAATCTCGCGGACCAGTTGAAGAGAGCGGAACGGATCATTTGACTTTGTGAATTGGTTGCGGGTTTGTTCCCGTTGCAAGCAACCTATCGACAGGTCAGGCCGCTTGGCAACCATTGGTGATCATACCGACACATTGCTTAACAAAGGGCTGGCTTGTTCTGTCTATATAGATAGAGAGAAGAGCATCTAGTTCTATCGATCAATCAATTAATAACATTGATTCGCCACAGATAGTGAGTAATAAAAGTATACAATGTATGCAAAATAACACACAAAATAGGTAATTAAGCCTTTAAATAACATATAAAGGCATGATTTGGCCTGCAAAATAACATATAGAGCTGCTTTGCAGCGCGATTCATAGTCGCGTGCGGGTTAGACCCTCCCCCAGGGGTCGCTGCAACGTCCTTGGTGGTGCGAGTAGGCTTCAGAAATTTATGTCATTTTTCTATCGAGTCAGTCCAACCGGCAAAACAGCTAGGAAAACACTGGCTAATCAGCTTTTTACATTGATCAGCTATGACCTGATGTTCCAGTTGAGTCCCGTTAGAGCAGCGAAGATCACAGTAATGCAGCCAAGAGCGGAGAGTACCGTTCATGTATAACTTAGTAGGTGTAGCCAGAGGTAATACTTCTCTAGACGATTCTTTACTGACACCAGCAGATAGCATGGCGTTATAAAGCAGTTCAGACTGATCGTAGAGCTGACGAATTTGGGAATGGAAGTAATCAACTACTGATGGGTTTAGATCATCGATACTGTTTTGACGGTTTGATGTATCTTGACGGCGTAGAGCTGGTAGTTGACAGTGTTCAGTAACTTGAGCATAGCGTTGACTAAACTCTTGAAATGAAAAGGATCTATGACGTAAGATTTGACTGGCAATACTCCGAGTCGTAGATATTTCAACACACATGTTCACCATTTCAAAAGGTGACCAGTGTTTATGTTTGATCAGGTACTTAATTAGACGAGCACTGGTCTCAGTGTTGTTTTGGTTAGAAGGATTGGAGACTCTAGCCATGTAGCTAACAAGCTGGTCTCCATCTGGTGTTGAATGGATAAGCTTAACTGTATTCATATGTATTTATATATGGTGGATGTAAGTAGATCTATATAACAACGGATGTCGATTCAGGCGACATAGATGTTATAAGTAATCAGTCGGTTAAATAAGTTAAAGAAGATACTTGAGAAATGTCCAATCAGAGGACATTAAGTAAAGGGAAGGTTGTCTCCCCTTAAGGTACAGAAAGAGGGAGTCCACCTCTCCCCCCTCCTGTATACATCAGGGGTTAAGAGTTGAAATCCTCTTAAACCCAGTTGGGGACTGAGTTTTTGTCTAGATTTCTAGCTTTGTCTCGTTGCTCTTTTGTCATCCCAAAAACAAGGTGATTAGCGGAGCTTTGGGGGTCATCAATAAAGCCTTGAAGGATGTCATTCCACTCTTCACGTTTACGTGTATTGATCACTTCTTGAGCTGAGATACCCATAGCTTCTGTGAAGTATTGGACACCTTGACTAAGGCAATCAAGTCTGTCGTCATGCTTAACGGCAAACTTCTCTCTACACATACGGCTCATTTGGTAGAAGAGCATGTAGAGGAGTCTAGATTCGGGTGGAGCATCTTTGTTGGAGTTGTAGTCCCAATCAATAACAGCGCGATCCACAACAAGCCGGTGCTGATTAAGCACGGGTTCAAGGGTGTCAATGATACGTTGTTCTTTTCTGATTGTTGCCCGGACTTCTTCAATTGCTATGCCTTGTTTGGTTTGTAGTAAGTGTTTCCTGAAAAGTTCACTGACGATGCCGTCACCAAAGTTTGTTTCGATGACCAACTTAGTGACGTTATATTTGCGGCAACCTTTGAGAATGTCTAAAAGAGTGTTGTCTGAATAACCGTCTCTATAGGCCCTCATTTCATGTAAGTATAGGAATCCATTACGTTGGGAAATAAAAGCTGCTGCAGTCTCGTCTGAGCCCCTTCCAGAGGGATCTACGGAGCATATAGTCTCTTGGTACGGACCCCAGTCACCTTGGATCTGCATTGGGCTGTAGAAATAGTCACCGGGCAGACCAACAGTTGGAGCTTCTTTAATACAGTTTCTAGGATCAGAGCACCAGATCATTGAGTCAGGTGCATTGGTTGGATTGACACTAGTAACGATGAGATCAGACATTTTTAGCGGGAACTTATCTGAGTCAGACAAGCTGGTATCCAGCATGAACTGAAGAGAGAAGTTAGAGCGGCCCATGGCTGCTTCTCGTTCGATTAGATCTTCCTCGTTAAAGCGATCAGGATCTGTAGGTGACCAAGGTTCTACACCGTTATCTACATCTTCTTGAAGTTGTGGTGCAATCAAGCCTTCGTAGTTAGCTAACTTACGGGGCAGACGTGCTGGCCAAACAAAAGGTCTGTAGTTACGTTCAGCTAATTTACGGAATACGGTAAATGTAGTTTGTGGTGTACCAAGGTACATGATTCGTGAATCTTCTTTAGGTGTAAGGATAGATTCAGCTTCAGTGCATAATTGTAAAAGTTTCTCCCTCATAAGTTCCGTCATCGAATTGCCAGGAATTTCGATGTCGTCCAGTACTAGCAGATCAGCACGGGCCCCAGTAAGTTGACCTCCTATCCCTACTGATTTGACGGAGGGGGCTTGGTGAGGACTGCAATTAATATCAAAGCTGATGCGAGACCAACGACTGTTATCGCCATCGGGAATCATATGTTTGAGCCATGGTGTCTCCATGATTAGTTTTTGTAAAAAGATAGACATATTGTCAGCCCTCTCTTTAGAGGCTGAAATAATCATGATCTTTTTTTCGTTGTCATTAAATAAGGTCCAAAGAACGAAAGCTCCAGTAATCCAAGATTTACCGACACCACGGAAAGCTTGAACCTGGAGACGTTTAGGACCATGCTGCAGGTAGTCAGCGATGGCGTATTGAGCACGGGTAGGGCTAGGCAGCTCTAACTGTGTCCACATCGCCTGGAGGAATAACTTAAAGTCACTCCTCAGCAGGTCGAGTGTATTCATTTATTTTGTGCTGTATTTTTTACCGTTAAAGGTGAATGATTTCTTACCAGCTTTTTTAGCAGCTGCGTAAGCTTTATCGAAGGCTTGTTCAGCAGTACCTACTTTTTTAGCACCAACGATTTTTGGACCTACTTTCGCTCTGCTACGGACAGTACCGTCAGCATCTCTGGTGTTGTAGTTACCAACGTTACTGCTCTTACGTTGGGGTTGCTTAGATTTAGAAACAGGTGCATTACCACCAATCCCTAAGCGAGACATCTTGGCTGCTCCAGGCTTACCACTTGACCTAAGTATTTGAGCAGCTGTGTATAAACCACCAGCTACAGCAGCAGCTCTTGCAGGCACGTTTGGTCGTCTAGCGGCTCTAGCTGCTCTACCTGGGTTAGCTGCTTTGACAGCTTTAGCTTGTTTGATCTGTGGGCCTACACGAGACGCTTTAGGAGTAGCTGCCTTAGGTGGTGTGTTTGTTGGTTTAGGTGTTGTACGTGAGCCTTGCAGTCCAGAGACACGTTGGCTTGGCCCTTGCCTTGGAGCAGTACGTGGGCCTTGAGCACCTCGTGGTGTAGAACTAGGTGGATTAGTTTTTACTTTAGGTGGTGTTTTAGCTGGGGTTCGTTTTGTTTTGACACTTTCTAAGGCTTGACGGAGCCTTGGTGAACTAATCTTCCCACCTTTACCTGTAGTGACTTTAGATGAACCTGAACCTTTCTTTCCACTACGTTGAGCAGCAGAAGAAGGCTTAGGATTGTATTTAGCTGAAGAAGCAGCACGTTTGCTTCGTGTTGCTGAAGTAGTACGTCTAGATGCGTTATTACGTGATTTGTTGCGTGGATCTCTTAATGCCATTGCTAATTAATATGCTGAAGGATTTGTGTTTCTCTTTTCGTAATGCCGAATGTATTTCTCATCCAGGACTGCCAGTTATGACTTCCTTTTCCCTGATTACATTTAATACAAGCTGGTACTAGGTTGCTTGTAACATTTTTACCGCCATTAGTGCGCGGTTGTACGTGGTCCAATGTAAGTTCATGTAGTTCATAAGTTTCTCCGCAATAAACACAAGTGCAGCCAAAATGCTCTTTGATACTGCGCCTCCAAAGGCGCTTAGCTTCAGAGGAATTCATGGTTATTAGGTTGTATAAATAGTGTTCAGGGGTTGGAAGTAAAGGTGTCATGCAGACTTAGTTCTGCTTGCACGGTTAATTGAGCGGTGTTGTTTCCGACCTTTTGTTTTGCTACCTTTGTAGTGAGCGGCGTCATATGGTGAGCCTTTTGGGATCTTTAAAGAAGCTCGCAACCGCTGAGCATTCCTAATTAATGACTTACCTTTAGTGCTTTTGTTATAAGCTTTTTGTTGTGACTTGTGGTTGCCGTTAGAGTATTTGGCACCGCTATACCTACCGCTTGCCATATAACCTCGACTGTACAAGTTCTGGGTCAATTGTTGGCAATACTTTTGACAATTTATCTAGCGGGCTTTCAGCATATTGGACACCGCTAATATCATTTGTTTTAAGCCAATCACAGGCGGCTTTGAGATCCTGAGTTGTAGCTTCTCCAGCTTTAATTCGAGCTAGGAATTCTTTTGTCACTAAATTATGAAGTTCATTAAATTGATCTTCAGTCGCTTTTTTCTTCATGCCACGGTGAGCGTATATGTAAAGGACCCATTTCAATCGGACCAGGGATTACCGGGTCTGGTGGTAGATGAGGTTTTAACGCCTCATCCACCGCTTCCCTAGCTATTACTTTTTTGGTTTAATTGCACGAAGTGCTGATAGCAGCAATTGCAAAACACTATTGGATTTCAAAGGTGTAAGTGCAATTACTTCTGAGGCTGCTGCAACGATGACCCACAGTACGGGGCTATTTAGGATTTCCATAAGTTCCATAAGTTAAAAATTTGTCTAGTTTGTCCTCAATGCGGACCATGTGTGTTTCGACTCTTTCCAGTGCGTTAGCAAACTCTTGCTTGCTTAGATAGTCCTGTGCAACACGAAGTTCCACAGCGTCAATTCGATTATCTACTTCACCAATTTTGGAGTGGAGTCTATTGGTTAGTATGACTAAGCCAGATACAAGAGCAACACCAGCTGATATTGCTGCTTCGATCATTTTTGTTAATTAGTTAGTTGCCCAAGGAAGTCCAGATGCTTTAGTAGGAGCTGCTTGCTCGTCGAGTTGAGCTTGAAGTGCTGCTTCTACTTCTGCTACCTTCTCAGCAGTCAGAAGATCCTTAACCCAACCAACAACTGTCTCTTCAGTGAGATCAGCAAAAGGTACAAGGGTGTCTGGACGTTCAAATCCAATTGAACCGTAAGCACCTGACTTATAAGTTTCGTCAGAAGCATTAACAGTATAATGA